GCTAATCAACAACAAGCGGCTGCTGACCAAAATCAAACAGTGACCACGGTTGAGGATCAAGTGTCGACGCCGTCGGATTCCGTTACAGGCGAGACGACCACGGAACCTGCCACCGGAGGCATGTTTGGTTACGGTTATGATTATGACCAAGATGGCACAATCTCCTTTACCGAGTCGTTACGTGACATGACAGACGGCGGAGGTCCAGGGGGGCCGAGCGAAAACCCGCTAAATCCTGTTTATAAAGACGCGGCGGGCAACGAGTTGGGTCAAGGCTTTGGTCGAAGACTACTGGGCGGCATCGGCAGGGACTTAGCTATGGGTTTGACCGCGGGCGTTTTCACTCCGTTGGATCAACAAGCGCAGAAGCTTATTGATGCGGGATATTCTGAAGAGCAGGCGGAAGATTACGTGAATCGTACCAAAGAAAACATGCTTCAGCAGCAGATTCGGCAACAGCAACAGCAACAGAGATCGGATGACGGTGGCTCTGCAACATCTCCCGTGGACCCATGTCCGAAGGGTTACATTATGGATCCTCAGAAGGGCGTTTGTATAATCGACCCAGATGCTGGAGCCGGAGACGACGAGGACGAAGACACCGGATATCAGCCTCCTGCATATACCCCGCCACCTTTGTCTCCGTATTTGGACGTTGGCAATACTGGCGGCGGGTTTGTCTTGCAACCAGGGTCTGAGGACGTGAGTTTCATGCGTCGTTCTGGTCAGTACGCTGGTGGTGGTCAGGTTGGTTTGGGATCTATGAACCCGTTCATGGGTATGTATAAGTTTAGATGAATCTACAGGCCCTACCTGAAGAAGCCTTGAAGGAGATCTTGGCTTTAACCGAGGCCAAGAAGAAGCTGGATCTTCGGGAGGAAGCCTCTGAAAAGTTCATGCCGTTTGCGCATCATGTGTATGAGAACTTCATCGAGGGTCGTCACCATCGGATTATCGCTGAAAAACTTGAACGTGTTGCACGAGGAGAACTCAAGCGGCTTATAATTAATATGCCGCCTCGTCATTCGAAGTCAGAGTTTGCAAGCTACTTGATGCCTGCTTGGTTTCTAGGTAGAAATCCAAAGCTCAAGATCATACAAGCTACGCACAATACGGAGCTTGCGGTACGTTTTGGTCGTAAGGTTCGGGACCTGATTGACGATCCGGCGTACAAAGAGGTGTTTCCTAATACAAATTTGAAGGAGGACAACAAAGGTGCAGGTAAATGGCAGACTGACAAAGGTGGTGAATACTTTGCTGCGGGTGTTGGAGCGGCTGTTACGGGGCGTGGTGCGGACTTGTTTATCATTGACGACCCTCATTCGGAACAAGATGCGTTAAGCGAGACAGCGTTTGACCACGCTTATGAGTGGTATACTTCGGGTCCGAGACAGCGTTTACAACCTGGCGGTGCAATCATTTTAGTTATGACACGCTGGGGCAAGAAGGATTTGACTGGTCGGCTGATCCAAGCGCAAAGTAGCGACATCATGTCGGATCAGTGGGAGGTTGTGGAGTTTCCAGCCATCCTGCCGAGTGAAAAACCGTTGTGGCCCGAGTTCTGGGAGAAGGATGCGCTGCTATCGATCAAGGCGTCTTTGCCTGTATCGAAGTGGAATGCGCAGTGGCAGCAGACACCGACGGCTTCTGAGAGTGCGATTATTAAGCGTGAGTGGTGGAAGTTGTGGGAGAAGGAGGAGATTCCTCCTGTTGATTACATTATACAGGCTTACGATACCGCGTTTTCGAAGAAACAGACCGCTGACTACTCGGCTATTACCACATGGGGGATATTCAGGCCTGAAGAGGGTGGAGCGGACAATATAGTGTTATTGGATGCCCGCAGGGGCAGGTGGAACTTCCCTGAACTGAAGGAGATAGCCTATGAAGAGCACGAATACTGGGAGCCGGACATGGTGTTGGTCGAAGCGAAAGCGACGGGTACACCACTTATTGACGAGTTGCGGCTTCGCGGTGTTCCGGCTTTGGGCTTTTCACCAGGCAAAGGGAACGACAAAGTAACTAGGATGCACATGGTTGCGCCATTATTTGAAGCTGGTATGGTGTGGGCACCCGAAGACAAAAAGTTTACAGACGAAGTCATCGAAGAGGTAGTTTCATTTCCTAATGGCGATCATGATGACTTTTGTGATAGTATGACTTTAGCACTCATGCGTTTTCGCCAAGGAGGATTTGTTTCTTTGCGAGGCGAAGAGGAAGACGAAATGGAATGGAGGCCCCGTAACAGGGTGTATTATTGATGGCATTACCACCTAACATGGTCGTATCAGGGTTAAACCTTGATGATACGGAAGGACTTCCAGACGTAGAGATTCCAATTGATGCTCCGATGGAATTTCCTGGTGGTGCTGAGATTTTCGATGACGGCATGGGCGGTGCGATTGTCCAACCGATGGGCATGGGTTTAGAGGGTGAGGTTATGGGCGAAGAGGCCATGTACAACCACGCCATGAACCTTGCTGAAGTTATGGAGGACAGAGAGCTACAGGAGTTATCTACCGAGCTTCGTGGTTTGTATGAAGACGATTTGGATTCGCGGTCCGAGTGGGAAGAGGCATACACCAAGGGTTTAGACCTGCTTGGGATTAAATATGAGGACCGTACAGAGCCGTTTGAGGGGGCGAGTGGGATTACTCACCCGATGATTTCTGAGAGCGTCACGCAGTTTCAAGCGCAGGCGTACAAGGAAATGTTGCCTGCTGGTGGCCCCGTAAAGACCAAAGTTATTGGTTTACGTGATTTGGGCACTGACGAGCAGGCTGCGCGTGTTAAAGATTTTATGAACTACCAGATCACTGAGGTGATGGAGGAGTTTGATCCAGACACGGATCAGATGTTGTTTTATCTTCCATTGAGTGGTTCTACGTTTAAGAAGGTTTACTTTGACGAAACTAAGCAGCGGGCGGTATCTAAGTTTGTGCCTGCGCAAGACTTGGTTGTTCCGTATTCCGCGTCTGATTTGGCGACAGCGACACGCGTTACGCATGTTCTTCGCATGGACGAGAATGAGGTCCGTAAGCTACAGCTTATGGGTTTTTATCGAGATGTTGAGTTGCCTACTGGCGAGGACAACGAAGAGGATCCTGTTCGCCAAAAGGTCAACGAGTTAGAGGGTATATCAAAGAACTACAGCGACGATGTGCACACCATTTTGGAGATGCATGTTGAGTTAGACTTAGAGCACTTTGAGGATCGTGGGCCGGACGGAGAGCCGACAGGCTTGAAGCTACCTTACGTTGTCACAATGGATTTTGACTCTGGCGAGATATTGGCAGTACGTCGAAACTTTGCAGAGGATGATCCAACCAAACGCAAACGTCAGTTCTTTGTTCACTACAAGTTTATGCCAGGACTGGGTTTCTACGGCTTTGGTTTGATCCATATGATTGGGGGCCTTGGTCGTGCGGCAACGAGTATTCTGCGTCAGTTGATTGACGCGGGTACGCTTGCCAATCTCCCAGCAGGATTCAAGGCGCGAGGGGTGCGGGTTCGTAATGACGACGAGCCATTGCAACCTGGGGAGTGGCGGGACATTGACGCGCCAGGAGGCAGCATACGGGATGCGATTATACCGCTACCGTACAAAGAGCCTTCTGCAACGCTTGGTCAGTTGCTGGGAGCCATACAGGATCAGGGTCGCCGCTTTGTGTCGATTGCTGACAATTTGTCTGAGCAGGGCAATCAGGAGATGCCTGTTGGGACAACTATGGCTCTTATGGAACGTGGCACAAAAGTCATGTCTGCGATTCACAAACGGTTGCACTATGCACAGAAGACAGAGTTCCGTTTGTTGGCGCGGATTTTTGCGGAGAACTTGCCTCCAGAATATCCGTATGAAGTGTCAGGTGCGCCACGTCAGATTAAAGCAGAAGACTTTGATGCCCGTGTAGATGTGATCCCAGTTTCTGATCCTAACATCTTTTCAATGGCTCAACGTGTATCGTTGGCACAGTCTCAGTTGCAGTTGGCGCAGGCGAACCCAGAGATCCACAACATCTATCAGGCGTATCGCCGGATGTATCAGGCGCTGGAAGTCCAGAACATTGATGAGATTTTGCCTCCGCCTCCAGAGCCGCAACCAAAGGATCCTGTGCTAGAAAACGCGCAAATGCTTGGTGGTCAGTTGCCACAGGCGTTCCCAGAGCAGAACCACGAGGCGCACATTCAGGTGCATATCACGTTCTTGCAGATGCCGATTGCGCAGGGGAACCCACAGGTGTCGGCAACTTTGATTGGTCATGTCTTTGAGCATGTTGGATTGCAGGCTCGTGAGATGGTTATGCAGCAGATTGAGCAGCAAATGCAGCAACAGATGCAACAGTTGGAATTGGCTGTTCAGGCAGGAGCGATTGATCCGATGATGGCACAGCAACAGATGATGCAGATGCAGCAAATGCAGCCGTCCCCTGAAGAGGTAGAGGGTCAAATTGCTCAGATGGAAACACAGTTGATGCAGCAAGTTATGATGATGATCCAGCCGCCGACGCCTCCACAGCCAGATCCATTGGTGATGATTCGTCAACAAGAATTGGCGATTAAGCAGCAGCAAGTTGCGAATGACGCTCAGTTGGATCAGATGAAGTTGCAATTGGAGCAAGCTAAAATGGCTCAACAGGCTACAGCGGATTCGGCACGATTAGAGTTGCAGGAACAGATTGCCGACGAGCGTAATGAGGTGAACCGTGAGCGCATTAACGTACAGCGCGAGGGAATGCTTCGGAGGACTCAGTAATGCCGCTAAAGCCTGGAAAGTCACAAGAGGTTATCAACGAGAACATCCGCACTGAGATGGCTGCTGGGAAGCCCAGAGAGCAGGCTGTAGCTATCGCACTGAGTAAAGCGGGTAAGACCAAGTACGCGCACGGGGGCCGCGTTACAAAGCGGTTTAGCCAGATTGCACGACCTCAAAGGTTTTCTGGAGATTTTTAGTGTGTCTTTTGGTCGCAATTTTTTGGGGCCAATCTTTTACGTTAGGTCTTTATAAGGTTTGCGTGTACGACTGCGGGTATGACAGGCCGCACTATTTGTGGTACGATAAAAGATATGTAGTTCATCCAGACTACATGTGTCCTGTGAGGTTCTATGAAGTATGATAGAAATAGGGGTCGCCATCGCAGGCGCACAAGCCGCTTATAATTTTTTGAAAAAAGGCGTTCAAGTCGGGCGCGATCTTCAAGACATGGGCCAACAACTACAGCAGTGGGCCAACTGCATGGCTGATCTTGATCAGGCTGAAAAGATGGCAGACAAGCCGCCGTGGTACAAGGCTTTAGGCAGTGGAACTCAAGCGCAAGCTATGGAAGTTTTTCTTGCGAGGAAGCAGGCGCAGAAGATGCGCGATGAATTGCGGGAATTGATATCTCACCCTGCTATTCTTGGTCCGTCTCATTGGCAGGAGTTTTTGCGGATAGAGGCTGAAATTAGGAAGCAAAAACGTGAGCATGATTTTCGTAGGATGGAGATAAAGCAACGGATTCTAGAGTGGGTGGCGGGGATATTTGTGTTTATCCTTGGAGTAGGTGGCCTTGTAGTTTTTGTGTGGTTGGCCAATGCTTGAGCCAGTAGGAAATTTACCGTTTGCCATAGGCGTTGAGAGAAGCCGTGAGAGCATCGAAAACCATCAGGCGCAGCAACAGGTGCAGAAAGAGCATAACCGCGCTCACAAGCTCGCTAAGGCGCTGGAGAGACAACAGCTTGATTTAATGCTCAGTTATGATAAGTTTGGGGCGCACAATACTGGGCTGCAACCGCAGGGTCAGATTGTAGATATGGAGGTCTGAGATGACACCTGAGAAACTGGATGCGTGGCGCATTGTTCCACGTCTACTTATTCTAAGCTACATGATTGTATTCTATCAAACGTGCAACTGGTTC